GGGAACTCGATGAAAGCTCCTACGATGCTAGCGTACTTGCCCTTTTACTTGAGGGACAGCGCGAAATTCGTTATGAATTTCTTGCGCCTGAGTTTCAGACTGCTGAAAATGCTATACGCATGAAGCATGTGTATCACTGCTTTGTCAATTCCATTATGGTAATGGATGATGGAGATGTGGTAGTAAAACATACTGGTAATCCTTCGGGGTCTGTTAATACTGTAGTCGACAACACTATGATCTTGTTTCGTCTCCTCGCTTATGCTTGGATGGTCCTGTGGCATGCTGAGTATGGTCAAGACGAACTGGCCGCGCATGATGTGTATGACTACACTAGCGACACCACGCCACCTATTGCGTGCACTCTGGGTGCTTTTTTGGCCTATGTTTGCGCGGGGTTGTATGGTGATGATATTGCCCTGGTTGTCCGTGAGGCAGTCAGGAAGTGGTTCAACGCTGAGGCCATTGCTGCTGTTTGGACGCAGTTTGGCGTTGTTACTACAACACCACAAATGGTCATACGTGCACTGGAGGAGTTGACTTTTTTGTCTCATTCCTTCGTTAAGCACCTTGGTGTTTGGCTACCAATGCCAGATAAAATGAAGACGCTATGTTCAATGGCGTACCATTGCGAAAAGCACACGCCCACCTATAGTTTTATTCGAGCGTGTGCTCTTCGCATGGATAGCTGGCCTAATGTGGAGACTCGCGCCATTCTAGAAGATTACATCATTTGGTTGCGTCGCCACTACGGCGGTGATATGCAGTGTGGTGAGCTTGGGTTGACTGCGGCACAGGTGTCTGCTCTTTACTTTACTGACAGACAGCTTGAACAATTGTACATGGGATATGAGGGGGCAGCATGCATAATATCTAGTAGCCCCTTTAAATTTCTCGATAATTATTTGCACGGTATTGCAAATGAGTACAGTTGTTAAAGTTCAAACTAAGCGCAAGGGCAAGCCTAAGCCCAAAGCAAAGAATAAAGGTAAACCAAAGCAAAAAGTGGTGCGCTATGGAGACGATGTTAGCGTGTCACGACGCCTGCGCGTCATGGAGAAACGGCAAAATGGTGGTATGTCTAATGCCGAAATGCGCATGTGCCAGCAAGCAGTTGTTGGTTTAATGCGAAATCCGTTTTGTACTAATCCTGATCGCGGCACACTTTGGTCACAATTCTGTGGTATGGGTGGTAAGCGAGGGCAACTTTTCGCTGCCACTCGCCATATTACATATACTACATCCGCGAATCAAACGTATATCACTAGCGCCTTCACTATGAACGGCACTGCTGGTGCGACGTTGCCTGTCAGATTGTCATATACTACTAACAATACTGACGCTATAGGTGCTCCGGCTAGCGGTGGTACTAGCAATACTACTTGGATAAATCAATCCGCCATTGATACGAACTTTGGCGCATCCCGTATATTTGCCGGTGGTATTCGAACTACAATTCGTTTTCCGCTGACCTCTCCGCCTGGTAGGTATAATGAGGTTACAATGCCTACTACACCGTCTATAAGTTCATTTGAATCTCAGACTTTTGCGGGCATGATCAACGCTCCTTTTGCTAGGGTTGATGTTGCCCCAACAATGGTTTCAACAGGCTGCAATACTTATGTTAGTCTGTTTATACCTGAAGCCAGTGAGGCTGTCGAGTACACATCTAGTATTCCAGGCAGCGCACTGGCCGCTAATAGGCCCACTCCGTGTGTGCTTACTGATGGATGGCCAGCCAACACTGTGGTCTTTCAAGAAATAGTGTATTTGTGCGAGGGCCTCGCTGGTGTTGCAGATACGTTTTCTGGCACACAGCCATCAGGTACTGCTACAATGCCATGGACAACAACCAAGTTCTTTGAGAACTTGGGACCGGCAATACGGACACTTGTTGATCTTACTGGTTCGTACGTTGGCGCTAGGCAACGTGCACTGGGACGTAGCCCATATAGCTACGTTCCCAGACTTACCTAGCTGGGCAAGACCTAACGGTCGGACCATTTCACACTCTAGCGATCGAGCTGTCTACACTAGCCTATACAACTAGTGGGAATCGCGTGGCGGCCATGAGTAGTGAACATCTAGAAAAGTTTTGACAATATGTTTCTTTTCTAAAGGGAAAAAAAAAAAAAAAAAAAAAACCGGAAGAG